GTAGCACAACTTATCAAAAACACTCTCAAAAATTACCATCAGGTACTTTTATGAAATGGGGTTATCAAACTGGTAGTGTTGAAGATGTTACTGTAACTTTTCCTACAGCATTTCCTACAAGGTGTAATTCTGTTAGTGTTACATGTAATAGAAATAGTAGATCTGGAGATGGGGCAAACTATGCTTATAGTGTAAGTAAAAATAGTTTTGTGGCTGTAACAGATAGTCCACATGATTTTTGGTGGATAGCTTTTGGTGATTAAAATATAATTTATGAATTATTACGCAACATACGATGAAAACGGTGATTATACAGGTTTTTATACAGAAGAAATACACGGTAAAGATATACCTACACCTAATATTGTACTAACAGAAGAACAATGGCAAAAAGCAAATAGCGTTAGATGTAGAGTTGTAGATGGTACGCATACTGAAATACCTTTTACAGATACTGAAATAAATAACAAAAAATACGCTATATTAAGATCTGAAAGAAATAATTTATTAAAATCATGTGATTGGACACAATTTTCAGATTCACCATTAAGTAATGATAAAAAACAAGAATGGTCAACATATAGACAACAGTTAAGGGATCTACCTTCTACTGTAGATATAAATAATATAACATATCCACAAAAACCAAGTTAATGGCAAGAATAAGTAAATACACACAAGACAACGAAATAATAAAAGATGATTCTTTATTAGGAACTGATTTCACATCAAAAGCTACTAGAAACTTTTCAATTGAAACAATAAATAACTATTTAGCAAAACAATCTAATATATTAGGTAATATATTTGTTTATAAATATGATCAAAATCAAAGTTATTCTAATTTAGGTCAAGGATTAGTTTCTTTTAATAATAATAGTACTACAAATACACCTTTTTCAGCTGTAACTACAGTTTATTTAAATAAAATAAATGCTGAAAATGGAAATGTACAAACATATTTAGATGAAATAAGGTCTAAAGATGGTGTTTTAACTATATATAATTCTAGTGATACATTAAGTTTTGGAGTTTATAGAGTTCAAACGATTAATTTTTTAACAAACGATGTAATACAACTAACTGTAGACGCGTTAGCTAGCAATGGCACTTTAACAGGTGGTGATCAAGCTAACATGACCGCAATGTTTCAAAATTCTGATAAAACAGCTGTTAAACAAATATCAGCTCAAACTGTTTGGGATATAAATCATTCATTAAATAAATATCCAAGTGTAAGCGTTGTAGACACTGGTAATAATCTTGTTTATGGTGATGTACAATACACCTCTTTAAGTAATTTAACAATAACATTTAGTGCAGACACTTCAGGTACTGCATATTTAAACTAAAATAAAACTATGGCAAAATATTTAAGTAATATTGATTTAGCAAATAATCAATTACAAAATGCTACACTTCATCCTAATAGTTCTGCTCCTTCAAGCCCATCAGCTGGTCAAGTATATTTTAATACTGGATCTAGCAAGCTTTTTGTTTCAGATGGTTCAAACTGGATAGATCTAACTGGTGATATAACAGGTATAACCGCTGGAACCGGTTTGACTGGTGGTGGAACAAACGGAGCTGTAACACTGAATGTTATCGGTGGAACTGGTATTACAGCAAATGCAAATGACATTGCTATTACAGACACATCTGTTACTGCTGGTTCATATGGCTCAGCAACAGCAATTCCAACATTTACAGTAAATGCACAAGGTCAATTAACAGCTGCTGGTACGGCTTCAATAAGTACAGATTTAACAATAAGTGATGCTGAAGGCACGCCTAATACAGATGTAGTATCTGTAGGAAGTGATACATTAGTTTTTCAAGGAACTGCTAATGAAGTAACAACATTAGTTTCTAATAATAAAGTAACTATAGGTTTACCCGATGATGTTACAATAGGTAATGACCTTGTAGTAACAGGAGACTTAACGGTATCAGGAACGACAACTACTGTAAATTCAGAAACAATTAATTTAGCTGATAATATAATTACTTTAAATAGTAATTTTACTGGTTCTACAGCTACTGAAAATGCGGGTATAGAAGTAGAAAGAGGAGATGAAACAAATGTTGCATTAAGATGGAATGAAGCTAATAATATATGGCAAATAACTGAAGATGGTTCAACATATAAGAAAATACAAGTAGTAGAAAACAGTACAAAAGCATTCACTATAGGTGATGGATCTGCAACATCTTTTGCGTTAACACACGGTTTTAATACTAAAGACGTTATTGTACAAATATATGATCTAACAAATAACGAAACTGTTTTTGCAGACGTTACAAGAAATACAGTTAATCAAGTTACAATTAGTTTTGCCTCGGCACCAGCATCAACTGACATGAGAGTTCTTGTTAGTAAAATAGGATAATTTAAATAAAATACATGGCTAAAAAGTTTTTAACCGATATAAAAATAGCCGCAGGAGTATATGATTCTAGTGGAGACATAGGGAACAGTGGACAAGTATTGTCTTCAACTGGATCTGGTGTAAACTGGATAAATACTACTACTTCTGCAAGTGTTATATACCAAGATGGTTTTACTGGCAATGGCAGCACAACTGCTTTTACTTTAGCCAATAGTATAGACAACGAAAATAAAACACAAGTGTATATAGACGGTGTATACCAGCATAAAGATAATTATTCTTTAAGCGGTACAACTCTTACCTTTAGCACCGCTCCACCAAATTCAAGTGACATAGAAGTTATATCTTTTAGTAGCGTTACAGCTGCTGATGATATTTTATATGATACAGATTTTGCATCTGCTGGTTTAATGACAACCAATGGATCGGGTGTGTATAGCATAACTACAAATAATTCTTCAAACTGGAACACGGCTTATACGTATTCACAAGTTGGGCACTTACCTTTAGCGGGTGGTGCGATAACAGGAGCTATAACCACTAACAGTACGTTTGATGGTAGAGATGTTTCTGTCGATGGAACTAAATTAGATGGCATAGAAGCTAACGCTACAGCGGATCAAACAAATGCTGAAATTAGAGCAGCTGTTGAAGCGGCAACTGATTCAAATGTATTTACTGATGCTGATCATACTAAGTTAAATGCAATAGAGGCTTCTGCTGATGTAACAGACACAGCAAATGTAACTGCTGCTGGTGCTTTAATGGATTCTGAATTAACAGATTTAGCTGGTGTAAAGGCTGTAACAATATCTGATTTAGCTACAGAAACATATGTAGATACTGCGGTAAGTGATTTAGTTGATTCTTCGCCTGCAACATTAAACACTTTAAATGAACTTGCGGCGGCTTTAGGTGATGACCCAAATTTTGCAACTACAACCGCCAATAGTATTGGAACAAAACTGCCGTTGGCTGGTGGAACATTAACTGGAGGATTGACAGGAACAACTGCTAGTTTTTCAGGAAGTATAACCGCAAGTGGTAATTCAAATAGTTTTGGAAATACGACTATAGCGGCATTATCAGCTTCAACAGGAACTTTTTCAGCAAGTGTAACAGCAGCAGGAAATTCTAATAGCTTTGGTGCTACAACTTTTACGGGTAATGTAGGTTTTAATGATAGCACTACGTTAAGTTTAGGTGGAAGTGGAGATCTATTTTTAATTCACGATGCTACAAATTCTATTATAGGAAACTCTACTGGAAACCTAATAATTAGAAACGATGCAGATGATTCAGATATTATATTCCAAAGTGATAATGGCAGCGGTGGCCGAGATAATTACTTGACAATTGATGGTGGTGTTGAAAGAATTTTTGTACATAAACTAATGCGTTTTGATGATAACGTTGAACTTCGCTTAGGTGGTAATAACGATATAAGATTATATCATAATTCAACATCAGGTAATAATAATTTTGAAAACCATACTGGCGGTTTATTTGTTACACAATATGCAGATGATGGTAATATTATTTTTAGAAGTGATGATGGCAGTGGGGGAGTTGCTGAATATATAGTAGTTAATGGTGGTGCTGGAAGTGTACAATTAAAACATTACGGAAATACAAAGTTTGAAACTACAAGCACAGGAATTGGAGTAACAGGTAATGGAGTATTTTCAGGTGATATTACAATAGGTGGTAAAACATATCCTAAATTAAATTTAACAGATAATCAAGGTGTAGCAAGAAATTTCAGTATTGGAACTAATAATGAAACATTTACTGTAAGAAATGAAACAGCAGGCGCTGATGTCTTTACAATAGCAGGTGCAGATAATGCCGCAACTTTTGCAGGTAGTGTTAAAATTGAATCGAATGATGGGTTAACCATACATGCTACCACAGATGCGGTAGATGCCAAAATTGTTTTTAGCTCTATTGTTCCAAGCCTCGATCAAAAGGGGACTTTTGCTTACAATCACGCTAATAGTCTTTCTTATGGAAGTGCTGAAAGCTTTGTAATTAGTGGTACTGAAAGTACAATGACAATACTTGCTGATGGCAAGTTAATGTATAACGAAGGTATATATTCTAAACCCGCTTCAGGAACTGGGGCAGGAACAAGAAAAGATAGCAATTGGGATACCGCTTACACGTATTCTCAAGTTGGACATTTACCACTAGCAGGGGGAACTGTAACGGGCGATATAACAATAAGTAGTACTTCGCCTGAATTAAAAATTGTAGATACAAATAGTTTTACAGACGTTAACGATAGATGGATAGTTAGAGGTGGTACAGACACATTAATAATGAGATGGTTTGATTGGTCGTTAGGTGCAAATACAGATGCACTAACTTTATCACCGACAGTAGCAACTTTTGCAGGACAAGTAAACGCAACAAGATTTATATTACCCTCAACAGGAACTACAACTCCAGTTAATCATTATATTTTCACCAATAATACGAATACTGGAACAGGATCAATGACCATCCAAGCCGGAGGGGGCTCTGCTGGATATGGTGGTGGATTAAAATTATATTCACATTCTCATGCAACCAAACCAGGGTGGGTTCAAGCTGGTATTTCATCTGGCTCTGGCGGAAAATTTACTGTAAACACAGCAGGTACTGGGGGTGGTAGCGATGTGTTTATGGTTGATGCAAATGGAACTACCATAAATGGTGCCTCACAAGGCCTTTCATTCCTTGGTGGTAACAATAGAATATATTTTAATGGCCATAGAGCTTTGGAAGGTGCTACAGATGGAGGCATATTGCAAATTGGGGAAGGATATAGTCAAATACGTATTCAAGATACAACATTAATTAAATATTTAACAAGTGCAGACTCCTCAACATTTTTAACATTACACAATGATGTAGGTGCGGATTTAGATACTCAAAAAACATTTATTGATTTTATTTTTGAAGACGATAATGATAACGACTGGCCACAAGTTAGAATAGGTGCTGAAGTTGGACATAATGGGAATGCAAATTCACAGCTAAAAGAGGGTTCTGGTGCTTTTGTAGTTTATACAAATAATGCTTCAACAAATGACCCAGGTAACCCGTCAAATTTAGCCGAAAGGTTTAGGGTTGATTACCAGGGTCATACAACTGCTACTGGTAGTTTAAGAGCGCCTATCTTTTACGATTCATCAAACACGGGTTATTATACGTATCCGAGTAACCAATCTGTATTTTATAGATTAAAATTACAAGGCACTGGTACCGCAAATGCTGCTACGTTAGAAATAGACAACCCATCATCATCTGCATTTATTCATTCGGGTGAATTATTTACCACTAATATGACGGCTGGTCAGGCTAATATATTTGTTATAGGAAAAGAAGGTAGTACTAAAAATTCCGGTTATATAGGATATAATTATGCTTCTGCTGGAAGTAATAACAACTACGTAACAATAGGACATTGGGGTGCGGATCATTTATTAAGAATTTATGGGGACGTGATAACAACGTCGCTTAGCTTTAGGGGTGATAGTGACGTAAGAGGTACTATATTTTACGATTCAAATGATACTGGATATTATGTAAATCCTGCTAGCACTTCACATCTTAATGTTGCAAATTATGGATCGTTGACTTGGGACAACTATTCAAACAACCCCACGGCAAAAATTAATGTGGAAGTGGCAGGGGGAAATGCAATAAACATATATAATACACATGAAAATAAAGCTTATTTAAATTTTATTGATTCACAAAGTGATGGCACTCAATATTGTAATTTATCTTTTGATTCAGGTAGTAATTATTTTACTCTAAACAATATGGGGAACGATACCATGTTTGTTACTAGTGGTGGTTATAGTAAGTTAACAAACAATGGTAATACAACTTGGAACGCTTATAATTTTCACTCCATAACTAACAGTGCAGCTGACCAACCTACGGTTATGATATATAGTCACGCTAGTAGTGGAAATGTATATGGTATAAACGTTTTACATAGGTCCACGAGCGCGAATACCTCAGGTAGATTTTTTTTAGGCGCAACTAATAGTGGTGCTAGTGAAAGAATAAAAATATATTCCAATGGTAATATTCAAAATAGTAACAATAGCTATGGGCAATTATCAGACATAAATTTAAAAGAAAATATTGTAGACGCTACACCAAAGCTAGATGAAATAAATCAAGTAAGAGTTGTAAACTTTAATTATATAGATGATATAAACGAAGAAACGAACGCACCAACTAAACAAATAGGTGTAGTAGCACAAGAATTAGAAAAAATATTTCCAGGGTTAGTATATGAATGCGGTGATACAGAAACACCAACTAAATCAGTAAAATATTCAGTATTCGTGCCTATGCTTATAAAAGCAATGCAAGAATTAACTCAAGAAGTAAAAACATTAAAAAATCAAATAAATGGCATTAACTAAAGTAACAGGTGATTTTATAAAAGCGGGTTCAATAACCCAGGGACACTTACATTCAAGTCACGGTATAACAACATCTCACATTGCTGAAGGTGATAAGTTATTTTTTACTAATGCTAGAGTTGATTCAAGAATAGGTAGCTTAAGCACATCAGATTTATCTGAAGGAACAAATTTATATTATACTGATGCAAGAGCTAGAGCAGCAATTAGCGGTACTGGTTCCTTAAGTTATAATAGTACAACAGGTGTTATGTCATTTACAATGCCTGCTCAGAATACATCAAATATTACTGAAGGTAGTAATTTATACTACACAGATGCAAGAGCTGACGCTAGAATTGCATTACAAGTTGGTAGTAACTTAGATTTAAGTAGTAAATCAACTAGTGATTTAAGTGAAGGAACAAATTTATATTATACAGACGCAAGAGCTGATGCAAGGGTTGCTTTAATAGTTGATTCAGCACCTGGAACTTTAAATACATTAAATGAATTAGCAGCAGCTCTAGGTGATGATGCAAACTTTAGCACAACAGTTACAAATAGTATTGCTTTGAAAGCACCATTAGCTTCACCATCGTTTACTGGTAATGCAACTTTTGCAGGGAATATAACAACAACTGGTAGTAGTATAACAGTAGATCCTGCTTCTGGTGATGCAATTTTAGTTTTACAAAGTCCAACACAAACATTAAGAATAGATCAAAATAGTATAAGAACTAGCACAAACTCTCCAATTTCATTTTTAACTAATAGCACAACAGCACTTGTGCTAGATACGTCACAAAATGCAACTTTTTCAGGAGATATTACTGTAACAGGTGGCAGTAATTTATCTACTTTAGATTTGAATGCAGGAACGGTTTGGGATGCTACCACCCAAGGCACAGGAAAAGGTGCATTACATTTAGACCCTAATAGTGCCACTGACCACGCAGGAGCGGCAATAACATTTGGTGCTTCTGATGCTTCTAATGGTACAAATGCGCAAGCAGGTATATATATTAGATCAGATGGTAGTTATGGTACTAAGATGTATTTTTCTACAACTGATTCATATGCTACAGGTTCTAAAACAGCAATGAACATATTGCATAATGGTCAGGTTAATATCACAAGAAGCAATCTTGTTGTAAACAGTGATGTTAGAGCGACTGTATTTTACGACTCTAATGATACTACTTATTACATAGACCCCGCAAGCACATCTACATCAGGAAAATTTAGACAATATGTTAACATAGGTGATAGTTCATCTTATAGTTCAAATACAGGTACTTGGGGAGCTAGATTAAATGTTGTAGACAATGTACACGCTAAAATAGATGTTGGACAAGATGCTGACTCAATGTTGTCTACTTGGTATACTCACACTGGTCATAGTGGTGCTTATTTTGGTATGGTAACAGGACATAACTTGTATTTAACCTCACATAACGCTACTAGACAAGTATTATTTAATGGATATAGTCAAGAAAATGGCTCATATAGAGCACCTATATTTTACAGTTCAACTGATACAAACTCTTATTTGAATAATGCACAATTAGTTTTAAGAAGTGGTGACCCTACAATATATTTTAGGGATACAAACCATAGGTCAGTAGCATTACATAATAATTCAAATAGATTCTACGTACTTGGTGCGCCAGTTGATTCTACTAGCTACACACAAATAAGTGGCGTTTGGCCCTGGTATGTTCAACTAGATACTAATGATGTTTATACCGGTAGAATAGGATACGCAGGTAACTCTTATAGAGCACCTGTATTTTATGATTCAAATGATACCTCATACTTTTTAAATCCTTCCGCTTCTGCCGGAAATGCATTAAAAACCATTGGCGATTGGCGACAAACTAGTAATTCTTGGTCTGGTGAAGTTGGAGGTAAAATGCAGTATCATAGTGATTCTTGGTATTTACAAGCTGCCGCATATGTACATTTTAGAAACGCTTCAGGTACCAATACTTTCCACGTTAGCGGCGGCGGTGTTGCGACAGTTTATGATTATTTAATTGGTACTAACTCATTAAGATCACCTATATTCTACGACTCAGATGATACGAATTATTATGTTGATCCCGCTGGAACATCTAGATTATATCATGCCCAAAATAACAATGGTAGTGAATTTATACATTGTAAACACTCAGGCTCAGACTTTGCTAGTGGTACTTTAGTAACAACTGACATTCCGGCTAATGCAACCAATGGAGCATCTTATATTATAGAAGTTACCGGTAAAAGTTATTCAGGAGAGCCACCTTTCGCTTTTAAAGCTCAAGGATATTTGTATAATAATACTATAATTAACCACAGTGGTATTAGTTATGGAAAACACTTAACTTCTACTAACCAAATAAAAGTTTTTAATCATTCTGATAATAAACTTGCTTTTTGGTGGCCAAGAATATCTTATTGGAATTCATTTGAAGTAAGAGTAAGAGATGCTGGCGGAGGTTCAAGAAATAGAGCACTGACAGTTGTTAATTCAACAGAGCCTTCTTCAAGTAAAAAAGTTACAACAACACTTTCTCAGGCTGCTGTATTAGGTTACAATTATGGAAGTGGAAGTTTATATTCTGATCGATTATATGATTCAAATGACACGTCTTATTATGTGGATGCAAATAGTACAAGTAACATAAATAAAATACAAAGTAGTTCAAAACAAGCGGCGCCAAGATGGGATACAGCTTTTTACGTGTTGCAAGCGCAACATTGGTATGGTGATACTGGTAGTCAAGAAATGTTTATTGGTGAGAGTGGTAATACTATAAATATAAGAGGTTCAATAACAGCTGCTGGTGTAATTGATTGTAATGCTGGTCATGGCGCAATAAATATTACAAATTCTTCTATATTATCTTCAGCATCATCATCTTGGACAGGTAATCCAGGTGGTGCAGGTAAAATACAATACCATTCAAATAGATGGTATATAGTTGCAGATTCTTCATCAAACAGAATTGTTCAATTCAGAAGAGACGGTAGTGATGTATCTTATATTGATAATTCAGGTAGATTAATGAATGCACCTGATTTAAGAGTACCTATATATTACGATACAAACACTGCTTATTACGGCGACTTCGGTAGTCACACTCATCTTAACACTATGAGTTGTGCTGGTGGTCTTCTTTTTGGTGATAATTATGGTGTTGGTGTTACTGGATTATACTCAAGTTATAGAATACAAACCATATTTAATATGGGCGCTTCATATAAACTTCCAAACGATGGTAACTCAGTTGGAAATGCATATGGTTTATATTGGTCACACCAGAATGCTGGGACTAAAGGTGGGGCTAACAACTTAGCTTCTCACGGTCTGCTAATAATAGAGGGTGGTAGTTACAAAGGGTCTTGGGGTGGTGGAAGACTAGTTACAACTAGTGATATTAGAGGTACTATATTTTATGATTATAATAACACTGGTTATTATACAGACCCCGGATCAACTAGTGTTTTAAACGCGTTGCAATTTAATTATACACAGCATGGTTCTGCTAATAATATAAGAATGGGTAATAGCACCACTATGAATGCTATTTCATCTGGTACTAACAACGCAGCGTTTGGTGTTGAGGCACTAGGGGGTTGTAGTACTGGTAGTAGAAACTTTGCTTACGGTTATGCGGCATTAGGTAATTTAAGTAGTGGTGGTAGTAATATAGCTATGGGTGACGCAACGGGTTACAATGTAACTTCTGGAAGCAATAACTTGTTATTTGGTCAAAATGCTGGTAGAACAGGTTATCAGTCCCCTTACCAGTCTATAGCTGGGATAACAAGTGGTAGTAACCAAATACATATGGGTAATGAAAACCATACTACAGCAAGAATACAGATTAGCTGGACAGTAAATTCAGATGCAAGAGATAAAACAGATGTTAATCCTTTAGATTTAGGATTAGAATTTGTAAAAAAACTTAATCCTGTTACGTACAGATGGGACAAAAGATCAGACTATGAAGATAGAACACCTGATGGAACTAACAAGTTACCAGAATTAACACTAGGGTTTTTAGCACAAGAAGTTGAAGTTGTTGAAAAATCGTTTGGCTATGATGTAGCTAATAAAACTAATTTAGTTGTTGATAGAATTGTTGACCAAGATCATTACGGTATAACATATGAAAAAATGGTTCCGGTGTTAACTAAGGCAATACAAGAGCAACAAGCAATTATAGATGACTTGAAGTCAAGACTTGAAACTTTAGAAAATAATTAGTATATTCACTAAAATTAGATACTTGCAAAAACAGGTGATAATAATAAATAGTTAAAATTAATAAATAAAAAAACAAAAATTATGGCAATTACTTACACATGGGGCATCACGGCTATGAAAAAGGCACCCAGTCTCGACGGTTTGTCGGATGTGATTACACACGTAAATTTTAAATACGTAGGAACAGATAGTGAAAAAGATTCTGATGATAATTTTTACACTGCTGAATTTTCAGGCGCCTGCCCAATAAGTGCGCCTGACTCTGAAAGTTTTACTGCATTAGCCGAGGTTACTGAAGCTGACGTGATAGAATGGGCAAAAGCAAACCACCCTGTAGAACATATGCAGGAAGTTATTATTAAAAACATTAACGAACAAAAAACACCAAAAAACGTCGAAATCGAGGAATTACCTTGGGCGTAAATTAAATTAAATTAAGTTAAATTAAAATTACATTAAAATTATGGAAAACCAAGAAAACAAAATCAGCCAAGACCAATTAGAAGAATTGCAAGGTTATGTAGGAAAACTAAATAATGCTGCTTCTCAAATTGGAAACCTAGAACTCCAAAAACACCAGCTCAACCACGCTGCTGCTGAAGTTCAAAGCGACTTGCAAAAGTTTCAAGCTAAGCTAGAAGAAAAGTACGGAAAAATTAAAATTGATATTCAAACTGGTAATTTCGAACCCATTGAGGAAGAAGGTGGCGAAGAAATTGTAGGACCAGAAGTATTAAAGAAAGCATAATATAGATAAAACCTATATTAACCATTAACCATGACCTATTTTTATAAAACCTATTCCTGGGGGAACAATAGTACCCAAGGAATACCCGAAGGAACCAGAAAGCTTTGGGAACACATCGTTGAGAAAAAAAACTGGCGTATAGTTCAACTACCTAACGGGTTTTTTCAAGCAGAACATAAAGACCTGAATGATGAATCCAAATGGATAGATGTTACAAGACGTGAAACTGTAGACAGCTGCGAGGCTGCTATTGATGGAAGTATTGAACATTATCAAAAAAAATTAGAGTTTTTAAAAGGACCTAAAGTAGTAAAGAGCTTTAAATAAAACCACTTACCAATAAAATTAAATTAAATGGAATATAATAACCCAAGTGAGATAGTTAAAGATTTGTCCTTCGGGGCAGATGCTAACAATAAAATAATGATAGGTGTAGGAAAATTAACACAAGCTGTTAAGTCTACACTAGGAGCTTCAGGAAAATGTGTAATATATGAAGATTCATTAGGTAAACCGGTTATAACTAAAGATGGTGTAACCGTAGCTGAATCAGTAATATTATTTGATCCTTTAGAAAATATAGGAGCAACACTTTTAAAAGAAGCTGCTAAAAACACAGTGAAAGAAGCAGGAGACGGTACCACTACGGCAACCGTCCTTGCTTACTCACTTTTAAAAAATTGTAAAAAAGAAAAATATAACATAAGAGATATAAAACTAGGTTTACAAACCGGTTTATTTAAAATAAATAATTACTTAGATAAAATATCTATTGATGTTAAACATGATAAACTTAAAGATGTTAGCACTATATCGGCTAACAATGATAGTATTTTAGGTTCTATAATTGCTGATGCCTACAATAAGGTGGGTAAAAATGGAGTTGTATTAATGGAAGAGTCAGAAACTGAAAAAACTTATTACGAAAACGTAGAAGGTGTACAGTTTGACTCTGGTTTGAAATCAAATCATTTAACTACAAACGAAAATAAAGATAAATCTATTTTAGATAATCCTTATATATTAATAGTAGCTTCTCCAATTACTAATATTAGAAAAATACAAGCTGTATTAGAACATATAATTAAAACAAAAAGAAGTTTATTAATTGTGGCTTCTGTAGATCAACAGCCTATGTCTGCATTATTAACTAATAAAGTTAAAGGTAATATTAGGGTTAACGTTGTTGATCTTCCTGGTTTTGCTTCTACTAAAAGAGATACGATAGAAGATTTAGCCTGTTTAACTGGGGCTAAAATAATAGATGAGCAACTAGGAGATGATTTAGACTTAATCCAACCTGATGTGTTAGGTGAATGCTTAAAGTCCATTACAGATGATAAAAACACTGTTCTTACTATAGATGAAGTTAATGAAGAAGCTAAAGAAAGAATAAAAAGTGTGTATAGCAAAATAGAAACAGAGACTAATGCTTTTATAAAAAATAAATTAGAACAAAGAATAGCAATGTTGACAGGTTCTGTTGCTATTATAAAAGTTGGTGCTAATTCAAAAGTAGAGTTAAAAGAAAAAAAAGACAGAGTTGAAGACGCGATATATGCAACTAAAGCAGCGCTACAAGAAGGTATTGTTCCAGGAGGTGGAGTTGCACTTTTAAATGCATCACAAAAAATTAAAGCTGAAAATGTAGGAGAAGAAATATTATTAAACTCAATAAAATATCCTTATTCTGTTATAATAGAAAATGCTGGTTTACCATACTTAGAAAGTAATAAAAAAGGATTTGGAATAAATGTTGTAAATGGTAAAGAAACTAATATGTTAAAGGCTGGAATAATAGATCCTGTATTAGTTACAAAAACAGCTTTAAAAAATGCAGTTAGTGTTGTTAGTACTATAATATCTGCAGATTGTGTAATTTCTAATATGAGAATGAATGCAGGCGATAAATAATTACATCATAATAGAAAAAATAAAAGAAGAATCAAAAAAAGTTAATGGACTTATATTAACTAATAATGATAAAAAAGATATACGTTATTTAAAAGGTCACGTAATAAGTGTTGGTAACCAAACAGATGGTTTAAAACCAAATGATAAAATTTATTATGATAAACATGCTGGCCATATGGTCGAATATAACGATAAAACATATTATGTTATTAGACAACAAGATGTTGTTATTGTTATATGAAACTTTCTTCAAGTGATTTAAAAGAATTACAAATATTAAAATACTATAGAATAGTTAGAAAGTGGGCTTGTAAAACATATAAAATAAAAGAAGCGGACTTAGAACTTCTTATATATTTAGACTGTTTGAATAGATTTTCTATAAAAGATTTTAAAGATGGTGTTTACACATATAGTTGGGATAAACATCGTTGGGAAAGATTAAGAAACGAGGGTTGGATAGATGTTTGGAGAAATAGAAATAGAACAACTATAAAATATAGCATATACTGTGTTTCTTTTAAAACAAAACAATTAATTAGTAGAGTTTACAGAATACTATTAGGTGATGAAGATGTACCTGTTACTAGAAAAAATATTTTTTATAAAAATAAATCATATACTGATAAAGTTTTTAATAAAGCTTTTGATGATATGATAAAAGATAAAGAACGTTAAACCTTAAAATTAAAATTATGCCTTACGGAAAAAAATCAAAATTAGTTAAAAAAATCTCAAAGAAAAAATCTAAGAAAAAATCTAAGAAATAATGCCTGCAAAAAGAGTAAGAAAAACTACTAAAGGTAAAAGTAGAAACTTTCGTACTGTTAAAGAAGGCGCCGGTATGACTAAAGCTGGTGTAAAAAAGTATAGAAAAAACAACCCTGGTAGTAAATTAAAAACCGCTGTAACAGGCAAAGTAAAAAAAGGCAGCAAAGCAGCTAAACGTAGAAAATCTTTTTGTGCTAGATCAAAAGGTTGGACAGGTGAAAGAGGCAAAGCAGCTAGAAGACGTTGGAAATGTTAAAATTATAATTATGGCAAAAAAGAAATCAAAAAAGAATCCATGTTGGAAAGGTTACCAAATGGTAGGTATGAAAAAAAAAGGTGGTAGAAATGTTCCTAATTGCGTTCCTAATAAGAAAAAATAGTGGAAAACTTTGATCCTGAAATATTTGATTTTATAAAAAACTTTAAAAAAAATAAATCTATAAATAATAATATAGGTTTTGGTAATAGTTTAATTAAAAATCAAATAAAAGAAACTCAAGATTTACAATTTTCTAATTCAGGAAGAGGCGGTAATGTTTTAGATGATGATATTGTTTTTCCAGCATTAAAGCGTGGTGCTAAAGCAGTGGACAATGTTAGCGATTTTATAATGGATAAAATGTCTCAATACACAGATTTTTCTGATATATCAAAAGAGAATAAACAGTTTATATTTGATAACGTAAGACCCTTGAGTTATCCAAACATCACTACTATGACAACTACAATGATTAGTTTAATGGGTAAAAAATTAGGAATAAATAACACAACTCCTCCTTCTTTAGATAAAGATGGTGACTACACAATAGGTGATGAAGCTTGGGCTATGTCTTTAGGTTTAGAAACTAAAAATAAATATATTATTAAGCAAAATAAATACAAACCTACTAAATCAAAAAACCCTAATGCTAAATATTATGCTTTAAGTGATGATGTTATTGATTATGAAAAATTGTTAAAAAAAATAGAAAATAAAAAAGTAGGTGATACTGTAAATGTGGAAGGACTTACTCCTTATATACGTGAAGGTTTTATGGAATCTGATAAATTTGAAGGAATAGATCCACTACAAAATTTTCAAGTTAGTGTTGGATATGATAAAGATAAAAAAGAAAAATATATATCTATATATGATAAGTATGATTTTAAAGGACCATTAGAAAGTATAGTAGATGAATTTGAAATATATGATAGAAGATATATAAAAGAAGAAAAAGGTAAGTATAAATTATCAAAAAAATAAATGGAAGAACTAGATCCTAATATACTTAAATTATTAAAAAAATTTAAAGCCAAACCAAGATTAAAAAGATCTGTTAATTCATTGGTAACTAAAAGAATTGATAAAAACAAACTACCTAAATACGAGGATAAAAGAACATATTTTTCTGATAATATAGATTTTGACAAAGCGCCCACGCAAGAAGAATATCAAAATTATAAACAATTTTTTGAAAAAAATTCAAAATCAAATTTAAAAATAAAAGAATCTAATAGATTAAAATTAGCATTAAGATATAGAGATTTTTTTAATAAAGAAGGTATAGAAAAAAGTGAGAGCATAGAAAGATATGATCCTAATTATCACAAGAATCGTACAATACTAAACTTTAATTTAGGTGAAATAAAAAACAATGCATTAATTAAAAGATTTTCAGAAGAAAGAAATAAAAAGCTTGTTAAATTAATAAATGAAAATGTAAATTTTGATACATATAGTGTATTATCAGAAGAATCATACAATAATCGTATACTTGATAAAATAGATAATTTCATTAACATTAGAAACAAAATAAAACCTAAAGATTCAGTTTCTAATATTAATCAAAAATATTATTCTTATCGAAGTGAAGAAAATGAAAATACGTATCAAATTCAACATAATCCTAGACAAGGATACTACGCGTATGATAAATATTATGATAAATATTATCCAGAAAATATTTATAGAACCGTTTTAGACACAAAGGATAAAGATTTTATAAAAGTAAATGAATTAGATAAATCTAGAGGAAAATATAACACAGATAAGTATTCATATCATGCTAGAGATTTTAATAGATATAATTTAGAGGAACAATTAAACTTTGGTTTATCGAGACCTGTTTTTCATGATGAAAAAGGAAAATTCACAGGCCTTGGCACTATAGGTTCATATGATGTTGGTTCAAAAACAATTCATTTAAGTCATAGAATGGCTCAAAATCGAGGTACGGGTTCAGCATTTTTCCTCCCTTCAGAAAGTATTGACAATGTTGAAAACATATTGTTACATGAAGGTTTACACGCAACAGAGTATCCTGTAGGTAAAGTGCCAACAATAGCCCCAGGAACACGTGGTTTTGCTTTTGGTCAAGAATCACCTACAAACCCAACTCACCTTTCTGGTTTAGATGCTGTTTTAGGTTTAGCTTATAAAACCAAATTTTCAACAAGGGGTCCTAATCCTTATAAAAACCAAAACATGGAGTTTGGTGCATGGTTTGAGCAAAATTTGTTAGAATCAAAAAAAGAAGGTAAATTTAAAGGAGGAATGCTTTTTAGAGGAATAGACTTCCAAGAAGAAAATAAAAAAGAAGATCCAGGATTAGCTAAAAGAAATAGAATAAAATTTTTACAATCAATATTAGATTAAAATATGAAATCAAAAGGTTTAGGAGATACTGTAGAAAAAATAACAAAAGCCAGTGGCATTAAAACTATTGTAGATAAAGTTTCTAAAGGTTTGAATATTCCATGTGGTTGTGAAGGTAGAAAAAAACGTTTAAATGAAATGTTTCCATATAAATAAAATAAAATGAGTGATAAAAAAAAGAAATTTGCACAAACTACTGTAGGTAAACTTTTATTTGGTGCTGCATCGTTAGTAAACCCTACTTTAGGTAATTTAATTAGTGGAGCTTCAACACCAGCAGAAGCTATAGCAGCAATAGGTAAATCTGACGTAAGTAATGACGATAAAATAAAATTACAACAGCTTATATTTGAACAACAAAATAAAGAAATGGAAAGCATCACTTCAAGATGGCAAGCAGATTCTATGTCAGATTCATGGCTTTCAAAAAACGTACGTCCGCTAGTTTTAGTGTGGTGTATTGTTATATTTTCATTAGCGGGTATATTAGATAGTGTAGAATCAATACCATTCCATATAGGTGAAACATGGAACGATACTTTTGAAAAAGTTATGATGTCAGTTGTATTAGCTTATTTTGGAGGACGAAGTGGAGAAAAAGCAGCAAGTATATTTAAAAAATAAAATATGAATTTAATTAGAAAAATAAGTGTAGGCAGAGACTATAAAGACTCTGCAATGCACTATGCAGTTGGCCAAGAAGTATATGGTGGCCATATTATATGTGATATTATTGAAAAAGAAGAAAAATTTAGTATATTTATAAAAAAACAAGGTGAAATACTACCTTGGAAAGATTTTAATAAAAATATGGCTGTTAGTGTAGAATATAATTTACAATATTAATGCAAAGTTTATATGCTTTTATTGTTGAACCTATTAAATCAAGATATAATAATATTAAAAAAGTAGGTGAAAAAAACTTAATATTAAATACCGAGATACAAGATCATAGATATGTTAATAGAAATGCAATTATATTATCTGTACCTAAAAACATAAAAACAAATATAAAAATAGGAGATGAAGTAATAGTTCATCATAATATATTTAGAAGATATAATAATATAAGAGGTGAAGAAGTAGATAGTTCATCTTACTTTAAAGAAAATAAGTATTTTATTTATTTAGATCAAATTTTCATGTATAAACAAAATAAAACATGGAAATCAATTGATGATTTTTGTTTTGTAAAACCTATTGAAAAAAATAAGTTTTTTTCTACAGAAAAGGAAAGTGAATTAATAGGTATCGTTAAGTATATAGAAAACAATAAAATTATTAAAAAAAATACACTAATTGGATTTACTCCAAATAGTGAATATGAATTTATTATAGATAACGAAAGACTATATAGAGTTCCAATTAAATCAATTTGTATAAAATATGAACGTCAAGGACACGAAAAAGAATATAATCCAAGCTGGACATAAAGCTGTAGATGAATTAATAAAAGTAGCTAAAGAACCTATAGTAGATTCAGATGATGATATATCTGCTGATAGATTAAAGAATGCTGCTGCTACAAAAAAACTAGCTATATTTGATGCTTTTGAAATACTAAATAGGATACAGGAAGAAGAAAGTTTATTAGAAAATAAACCTATAGAAAAAAAAGAACAGAGTTTTAAAGGTTTTGCTGAAAGAAGATCTAAATAATGTACGAACAAAGTTTATATAAAATAATAGAACCTATTAAAAAAACTACTATTAATAGATTGAATAAATCAAAAAAATGGGAGTATGGTTATAACAAAGAATATGATTTAGTAGTTATAAGTAAAACAGGTGAAATAGGAGATGTGTATAGCATACAGAACTTAAAAATAGCATTGCCTAAAACACAAAAAGTTTCTAATGAAAACAATAAATGGCAACAACACGAATATCCTAAGGAACTAAAAAGAATTAAAAGTATATTTGACTGGAAAGAACTACCAAATGAATTTAAAGAAAAATGGCATAAATATATTGACAGAGAGTTTACGAGACGTGAAGAAGGTCATTGGTTCAATAATAAGGGCAATTCTACTTATATTACTGGGACTCATTATATGTACTTGCAATGGACAAAAATTGATGTCGGAAGACCTGATTTTAGAGAAGCAAACAGATTATTCTTTATTTTCTGGGAAGCATGTAAAGCAGATAAACGATGTTATGGAATGTGCTATCTTAAAAATAGACGTTCAGGTTTTTCATTTATGGCATCAGGAGAAACTGTCAACTTAGCAACTATATCTTCTGACGCACGCTATGGTATATTGTCTAAATCTGGAGCTGATGCTAAAAAAATGTTTACAGATAAAGTAGTACCAATATCGATTAATTATCCATTTTTTTTTAGACCTATACAAGATGGTATGGATCGACCTAAAACTGAGCTTGCATATAGAGTACCTGCATCAAAATTTACACGTAAAAGACTAGAATCTAAAGATAAACCTCAAGAAATGGAGGGATTAGATACAACCATTGATTGGAAAAATACGGGTGATAACAGTTATGATGGTGAAAAGCTTGCACTTCTTGTACATGATGAAGCTGGAAAATGGGAAAGACCAGAAAACATATTGAATAACTGGAGGGTTACAAAAACAACCTTGAGGTTAGGTAGTAGAATTATAGGTAAATGTATGATGGGTTCAACAAGTAACTCTCTTGATAAAGGTGGAAATAATTTTAAACAATTATATTATGATTCAGACGTCACAAAAAGAAATAAAAATGGACAGACTCGCTCTGGATTATATAGTTTGTTTATACCTATGGAATGGAATTACGAAGGATTCATTGATACTTATGGATTACCTGTATTCGACACACCAAAAGAAGCAGCTATTGGACCTCATGGTGAAACTATCGACATCGGGGTCATTGAACATTGGGAAAATGAAGCAGATGGTTTAAAAAGCAATCATGATGCTTTAAATGAGTTTTATAGACAGTTTCCAAGAACAGAGGAACATGCTTTTAGAGATGAAACAAAAAATAGTATATTTAACTTAGTTAAATTATATGAGCAAATAGATTACAACGAAGATTTAAAAAGTAGTGGTATTGTTACTAGAGGTAATTTTCAATGGAAAAATGGAGTTAAGGATACTGAGGTTAATTTTTATCCCGATATGAAAGGTAGATTTTATATTTCATGGATTCCACAAATGAATTTACAAAACAATGTTGTAATGAAAAATGGTTTTAAAAAACCAGGTAATGAACATATTGGTGCTTTTGGTTGTGACTCTTATGATATATCAGGTACTGTTGACAGAAGAGGATCTAAAGGTTCTTTACATGGTTTAACTAAATTTAGCATGGAAGATGCGCCAATAAATACATTTTTTTTAGAATATGTTGCAAGACCACAAACTGCAGAAATATTCTTTGAAGATGTACTTATGTCTTTAGTTTTTTATGGGATGCCACTATTAGCTGAAAACAACAAACCTCGTTTACTTTATTACTTAAAAAGAAGAGGTTATAGAGGGTATTCTATGAATAGACCTGATAAAACATATAGTAGATTATCAACAACAGAAAAAGAAGTTGGTGGTATACCTAATACAGGTGAAGATATTAAACAAGCTCATGCTGCTGCAATAGAAACATATATACAGCAACATGTAGGAATAAAACCTGATGGATCTTACGGTTCTATGTATTTTAATAGAACATTAAATGATTGGTCAAAGTTTGATATAACAAATAGAACAAAATTTGATGCTACTATAAGTTCTGGATTAGCTATAATGGCTTGTAATAGGCATTTATATACTCCTAGAGCGGATAAAGTAGTTAAAAAACTAGATTTTGGATTTAAAAAATACGATAACAGAGGATTTTCTTCAAAAATAATATAATTAATGTCAAAACAAATAACAAAAGGACGGTTTCCTAGCCAATCAGCTAGTGATGGTGAAAAATCTTCATCTACATATGGTTTAGAAGTTGCAAAAGCTATAGAAGCTGAATGGTTTAAAAGAGATTCAGGTTCTGTTAGATACTATGCTAATAGAGATCAATTTCACAGATTAAGGCTTTATGCTAGAGGAGAGCAGAGCATACAAAAATATAAAGATGAATTATCAATTAATGGTGATTTATCATATTTAAATTTAGACTGGAAGCCAATACCTATAATTCCTAAGTTTGTTGATATTGTAGTAAATGGTATATCAGAAAGAATGTATGATATAAAAGCTTATTCTCAAGATCAAGCTTCTATAGATACAAGAACAAGTTATGTTGATTCTATTGTTAGAGACATGAAAAACAAATCATTATTTGATGAGTTACAGGATTCTTTTTCAATTAACATGTACAATAATGACAGAGAAACTTTGCCAGAAACACAAGAAGAGTTAGAACTTCATATGCAACTTGATTATAAACAATCAATAGAAATAGCTGAAGAAGAAGCAATAAATAATGTTTTTGACTATAATAAATATGATTTATTAAAAAAGAGATTAGATTATGATTTAGCTGTTTTAGGTATTGGAGCTGTTAAAAATAGTTTTAATACTTCTGAAGGTATAAAAATAGATTATGTAGATCCTGCTGATCTAGTTTATTCATATACTGAATCACCATACTTTGATGATATATATTATGTAGGAGAGGTAAAAAGAGTTAGCTTGATTGATTTGAAAAAACAGTATCCTGAATTAAACAGTGATGATATTAAAGAATTAGAAGACTCTAGCAATAGTGCTATGTTATATAATAAGTCTTATTCTTCTGCAGATTCTCCAGATAATAATTACGTTTATATTTTATATTTTGAATATAAAACATTTAATAATCAAGTTTATAAAATTAAAGAAACATCAACTGGTTCACAAAAATCTATAAAAAAGACTGATCAATTTGATCCACCAAAAAATGCAGAAAACAGGTTTCAAAAAGTAAATAGATCAATAGAGGTTATTTATGAAGGTGCTAAAATAATTGGATCAAATAAACTACTTAAATGGAAGTTAGCAGAAAATATGACAAGACCATATTCTGATATAACAAAAGCACAACTATCTTATAGTATTGTTGCTCCACGTATTTATAAAGGTAAAATAGAATCTTTAGTAAGTAGAATGACAACGTTTGCTGATATGGTTCAATTGACTCATTTAAAATTACAACAAGTATTATCAAGAATGGTACCGGATGGTGTTTATTTAGATGCTGATGGTATAGCTGAAATAGATTTAGGTAACGGAACTAATTACAATCCACAAGAAGCATTAAACATGTATTTCCAAACGGGTTCTGTTATAGGTAGATCTATGACTGGTGATGGTGAATATAATCATAGTCGTATGCCAGTTCAAGAATTACAATCATCTTCTGGTGGACAGAAAATAGCTAGTTTAATTCAATCTTATAATTATTATTTACAAATGATTAGAGATGTGACTGGTTTAAATGAAGCAAGAGATGGTAGTATGCCTGATAAAAATGCTTTAGTAGGTTTACAAAAAATAGCCGCTGCTAATTCAAATGTTGCTACTAGGCATGTTTTACAAGCTGGATTATATTTAACTTTAAAAACAGCAGAAGCAATATCATTAAGAGTTTCTGATGTGTTACAATATGGAAATACAACTCAAGCATTTATAAATGGTGTTGGTAAATTTAATGTGGCTAGTTTAAAAGAAATACAAACGTTACATTTGCATGATTTTGGTATATTTTTAGAATTAGCTCCAGATGAAGAACAGAAACAAATTCTTGAAAATAATATTCAAATGGCATTACAACAAAAGCAAATAGAAATAGAAGATGCTATTGATGCGAGAGAGGTTAAAAATTTAAAACTTGCTAATCAATTACTTAAACTAAGAAGAAAGAAAAAGTTTGAAAAAGATAGACAACTTCAAATGGAAAATATTGAAGCTCAAAGCAGATCAAATGCACAAGCTGCGCAGGCTGCTGCTCAGAGTGAAGCTCAGAAAGAACAGGTGATAATGCAAGGTAAAGCTAAAATGTCAGAAATAGAACATCAATTTGAAATACAAAAGCTTGAAAGAGAAGCTGAAATTAAAAAAGAATTAATGTTTCACGAGTTTCAACTTAACATGCAGCTTAAACAAGCTGAAACACAGGTGATAAATAATAAAGAAGAATACAAAGAAAACAGAAAAGACAAAAGAACAAAAATACAAGCTACACAACAAAGTGAGCTTATAAACCAGCGACAAACTGGAAAACCACCAAAAGATTTTGAATCTGCAGGATTTGATAATTTAGGTGGATTTGGATTAGAACAATTTGATCCAAGATAATTTTTTAAATTTTATAATATTTTATTATGTCAGAAATCAAAATGAAACCAGTTGAAGACAATTTGTCTACAGCTGAAAAAGAACAAGAATTAGTCGATCAAACTAGTGGACAACAAGAAGATGGCGTTTACAAAGTTGATTTAACTAAACAACCAGAAGAAAAAACCGTTGAACAACCTCCTGTTGAAAAAGTAGAAGAAGCTAAAAAACAAGAGGAACCTGTTGAACAGATTAAAGAGGAAGAAAAACAAGTTGAACCTCAAGAACAAGAAGAAGTAATAACATTAATTAAAGAAGAAAAAGATGGCATACAAGTGCAAGAGCAAGGGCAAGTACAAGAAAAGCAGCCCGAAGAAAGTCAAGTCTTACAAGAAGAAGTAAAACTAGAATATCCTGAAGATGTTAAGAAACTCATGGATTTTATGAGTGAAACTGGCGGAACATTACAGGATTATGTAAAATTAAATGTTGATGTTGAATCACTAGGTGATGATGACCTATTGTTAGAATACTACAAATCAACAAAACCTCATTTAAACAATGATGAAATCAATTTTTTGTTAGAGGATAAATTTTCTTATGATGATGAAATAGATAAAGAAAGAGATATTAGAAGAAAAAAATTAAACTACAAAGAAGAAGTCGCTAGCGCAAAAAAATATTTAGCTAACGCAAAAAGTAAATACTATAATGACATAAAATCTGGTTCTAATTTTTCTCCGGAAATTAAAGAAGCTATAAATTTTTATGATAATTATAAAAAAGAGCAGAACGAATTAACTGCTCAGCAGCAAAAGTCAAATGAACATTTTGTTAATCAAACTAATAATGTTTTTAGTGATAAATTCAAAGGTTTTGAGTTTAAAGTTGGTGAAAACAAGTTTAGATACAACGTAAAAGATGTTCAGACAACTAAACAAGCACAAAGTAACATATTAAGTGCATTTGAGACGTTCTTAGATGACAAAAACATGTTAAAAGATGCTAATGGTTATCATAAGGCACTTTATGCTGCTAGAAACGCTGATTCAATAGCGAATCATTTTTATGAACAAGGAAAGTCAGATGCTATAAAGCAAATGTCTGCAGAAGCTAAAAATATTAATATGGATCCTAGAAGGATTGGTCAAAATATAGATTCTGGAGGAATGAAAGTGAGAGCTATAAGCGGCGATGATAGTTCAAAATTAAGAATTAAAATTAAAAAATAACTTTAAAAAAAACAAATTATGGCAATTACATTAGGGAGCGGAACTACAACTCCAGCTCCAGTTAAACAAACTTTGTCAACAAACTACATTGACTTTACATCGGCTGCAGAAAAAGGATGGGCGCAACAATATCTTCCAGACTTATATGAAGCAGAGATCGAAAAGTTCGGTGATAGATCTGTTGGTGGGTTTTTAAAAATGGTAGGCGCAGAAATGCCTATGAGTTCAGATCAAATCATTTGGTCAGAACAAGGAAGATTACACCTATCTTACTCAGGTGGTACACTAGTAGCTGATTCGAGTGGTTCAAATTCTATAACAGGACTTACTGATCACGCTATTAGAGTAGGACAAACCGTAGTGGTAAGTGATGGTACAGCTGTCGTAAAAGCTTATGTATCAGCGGTTGCTTCATCAGCAATAACAGTTAAATGTTACACAAACTCTACTGGTTGTGTTGGTGGAGGTTTAACAGCTGGATCTGGAATTAAACTTTTCGTATACGGTTCTGAATTCAAAAAAGCTGACACTGGTATGAACGAAGCGGTTAAGCCAAGTTTCCAGTCTTACACTAACAACCCAATTATCTTAAAAGATAAATATGAGATCTCTGGATCTGATGCTTCTCAAATTGGATGGGTTGAAGTTACAGGTGAAGCTGGTCAGTCAGGTTACTTATGGTATATCAAAGCTGAAGGTGATACTAGAAAGAGATTCGAGGATTACTTAGAAATGGCGATGATTGAATCAGAAAAAAATGTTAATACAAATTTAGCAGACATCGCAGGAACTGAAGGTTTATTTGCTGCGGTAAAAGATAGAGGTCACATCCATGAAGATGGTATTGACGGTTCTTCTGCTTCTGATGATTTAGCTGATTTTGATAACATGCTTAAGAAATTAGATAAGCAAGGAGCTA